GTCTTGACAGAAAGCTTCTCTGAATATTTTCTGTGGTCAATCTCTGCGTTTATTAATTTTTCAGCGGCAGTCCTGCCTCCGGTTCGGTCTTTTTCAATATCAAAAAGTTTTTTGTTATGAGCGTATTCACGGTCTAATCCTTCTGTTTTCTTTGCCAACGCGGCCAAGCTTTTTTCTTCGTCTTCGACGATGCCTTTAGTCGCATTTCCAATTGCATCAAGTATTGGCTTCATTCCGGGTATCAAATTTATCAATTCAACTGCCCTTTTAAGCACGATTCCTATTCCACTAGCAATAAGGTTTACGAACTTAAATGCTTCTGCTACCCCCTTAAGGATAAGGGTTAAAGCGGCTAAAAACGGAGTGGCCAAAATACTAACCAGACCGGAAACCGTTCCAACAACTTCATCCCATACGTTTGAAAGTAAATTTAAATTGTTGGTAATGTCGCCAACAGCTTCCGGCAAAACGCCAGTTTGCTTAAAAGTTTCATTTGCTGCAACAGAAACTGCCGCCTGAGCATTACCCGCTTCAACTAACTGACGCACCAACGTTCTTGCTTCTTCAGTTACCGTGATGAAACTGCTCGCTAAAGCGTCCATGCTTAGCGAGTTAATTGCATTGCCTACATCCTTGAAACGAGTAATAAGCTCTTCGGCCTTACCTATAATTGCCGATAATCCAATCTGAAGACCCATTGCGGCCTGCCCCGCCAGATTAAACGATCCAGCTAACGCAGTGCCGAGGCCGCCACCAATAACTTGTCCTGCTCCACCGCCAAATAACAGCGGGAACCCTGTGCCAAGGCCAAATTCACCAGCCGTTTGTAATGCACTATTTGCCCCGGATTTAGCGCCTTTTGGTTGAGGCCCTATAGGTTTTTTATGAGCTGTAGTAGGAACACCTTTTGGCAAGGCATCCATGAGCCTCTTTTGCTCGTTTGCCAGGACCTTGGTCGCTCTTGCCTGTGCAAGATATTCAGCCGTTTGACGTTTTGCCGCAGCGGCAGCTGCATCCGTTCTCTGCAAGAAAGCAGCATTGTTTACTTCTACTTGCGCTCTTGCAAGCTTCTTCGCTTCGTTTGCCGCAACAGTAAATGCGGAAGCTTGACGCAATGCAGCCTTTGCAGCAGCGTCTGTTCGCTGCATGAAATCCGCTGCTGTATCAGGGCCTTGAGGTGCTGTAGAACCTGGACGTAAGTATCGAGCAGTCATGCTGCCTGGCTGTCGCGGTCCAGCAGCAGCAGCGTTGTACTTTTTCAGTTCTCGAGTCGCTAATCCTCTTTTTGCAATTTCTTGGTCAAGCAGTCTGTTTTGACGCACTTGAGCGTCATTTGCAAGGTCAATGGCTGTTACATAATCCCGAATGGCATCAGTTTCATCTTGAGTGTTTATTCTTGCTTTTCGCAAGGTATCTGAAGCCACTCTGACAGCATCAGAATATCTTTTTACTGACTGTATGCCTTTACTAAATGCATTCTCAATTCCATCAACTTTTTGGTTTAAATTGGTTACTTGTTTTCTTAGCTTATCTAGCTCCGCAACGCCCTTTACGCCAATCTGGATCTCGGTCTTATAAGCCACGAAGGTCCACTACGACAATATCCCCATATTAACGGACTCGACGCTTCGCGTCCTGATACGCCTTCTCCTCTTGCTCCGCTCGATACGTGAAATATGCGTGCCAGCCAAACATCTCTTCTTGACCCATTCGGGCGCGAAGCTCACCAAGCGTCATCTTCAGCTCTGCCGCTAGGAAGAACTGAAATTGCAGAGAAGGATCCTTCTTGATCTCACTCTGCAGTGCTTTTCATGTCGCTTTCGGTGTCCTCGCTGTCGTCCGAAAGAACAGCAAGCATTAAAACTTGCAGATCCTTATCCTTGACCTCGTTCTTCAGGACATCGATTTCGCCAAACTTAAATAAAGGCTGACCAGTCTCGTCCTTAGCTTTATTGATCAGCAGCTGGAGCGCAAAAGCTGTTGCATCATCAGACTTTGCTTGCTTCTGAGCACGCTCACGTTCTGCCATCGTCAGCGGTGCTACCCACATCTCAAACACTGAACCATCTGAAAGTTCAACTTCCTTTTTGGCAGGTTCTAGATTCGCGGCTTTGCGTAAACGGTCAATTGCGCGAAGAGCTGCAGCCATTTCAATGATTGTTTTATAGCTTTAGTGTAGCAGTTGAAAACAAAAAATAAAAAACCCCGGCGAACCGGGGCGTTATATTCTCCGAATAATCGACTATCAGGACTTGCTGAGGTCGAAGGTAGGAGCAGCACTAGGACGGAAAGCAATTTCTACGCTTTGTCCATCGTCTGGGTTCACGTTCAAGCTGGCTGAAGTCAAGATGACTGGAACCTCAATTGAACGGCTTGTTGTGTCGTCTGGCGTTCCAGAAGACAAAATGCGGTCGATGTAAAGCTTCATCGTCGCACCGTTCTGCTCACGCTTGATCACGTCTTCAATTAGACGGCTGGATAGCGTGGTGTCGTCATCGGTCGTGTAAACCGTGGCAGAACCCGATCCATCAGCAAATCCAGGGATATAAGCCCGGAAAGGTGCTGTGCCAGAAACCGTTTGACCAATAGTGGTCACATCGATTTCAGAACGAGTGATTTCAAAGCTCCACTCTCGGACCTGACCAACTGATTCTGCAGCTGTGTAGCTGATGCTTGCTGTTCCAGTGCCAAACGCTGTTGGCGCGGCAGAAGCAGATAAAGCTGCACCACCTGCTGTTGAACTGACGGTCATAACGCCAGTTGCTTCAACGTAAGTCTTGACAAAGACATTGCCTGCAGCAATCGCTCCGGTGGTGCCCGCACCAGATGGATATGCAAGAGTTACTGGGTCGTTAACTTTGAAGCCCAGGAAAGTGCCAACAGTGATGTCACTGCCACTGGCAGGGAAAGCACCAACTGCCAACGTGGTAACTGATGTACCGGCTGGCTTGTAATACAGGGCGCCGGAGGTGCCCGAAAGGACGGTGGCCATAGGGAAAACCTATTTGTTTTGGGTGTACGCGGGCACAGCCCGGCTATTAACAGTTTAGCTCAAGCCTTCAATTAAGAAATCACCTGGGCTACAAAGCTGGTATCAATTCTAGAGATGAAAAATGGAGTAAGTGCTAACCGAGATTCAGTAGCGTCAGTCCCAGTGCCAAAACTTGGGCCATTCAACGCTCCAGTGCGAATGTAAATACCACTGCTTGCCTTGGCCTGATTGCTCAGTGCCTGCAAAGTTGTGACCGCTGTATTGATCAATGTTTGATTACGGGCAGGGCCTTTACCTTTCTCTGTGTACGCACGAATGACAATGGTGCCCCTGATGTAATCACTTTGTGTCGTCAGCGTTGTTTCGGTCGTCAGGCCAAATTGCAGGTTGACAAGAATAAATTCAGTCTCAGCATCGGAAACTGTATTAAACGTGTTGTCGAAATAAACCGGGACAGCAGGGCTTAATGCGCCGTATGCCGTGTAAAGGTCTGACTCAAACTCAGCTCGAATGCCTTGATAATTCATCGTCTAAATCCTTTGAAACCTCGGCTATAAGCGCGTTTTACTGCCTCATCAGCTTTGCCGCTACCTTGATAATGGGAAAACCAGTCCAGTGGTGCGCTGCTGGAATTACCAGCTCCCGGTCCAGTAGGCCCAGCGGCAGAAAGATCTCCTCTGACCGCACCAACGGGTCTGACCCCATATTTACGACCAAACTTAGTCCCAGCCTTCAAGGCAGGAACTTTGCCTGGAACGTATGGCGCTAGATCGGTCGCTTGGTCGGCATAACTCGCGGAATTGCCAACCGTAAATAGCCTTTTCGCTCCAGACGTACCAAACACTCTATTGAAAAGTGCTGTTGCAGACTGGATGCCACTGATTTTTGGTGCTTGAACAGGCATCGCTTGCCCAGGAGTACCTTGGCCACCAGCTTTTGTGCCGTCTGGTGTTTCGATAAACCAGGAGTTTCTAAACTTTCCGGTCCATGCAGGGCTTAAATCCTGCAGGTCTTTGACGATTTCTTCCGCAGCTCTCGCACGACCATTAAAAGTTAAATTAACCGCTAATCGATCAAGATCTTGAAGCAATTCCTTTAGGTCGTTTTTAGCCATTACTGCGGCCTCAAAATTAAGTTGTGCATGACTGCCTCATCGCCACGATAAGATTCCACATCAACAATTCGACCTTCACGCGTTGCCCCAGCTTCCGTGTAACGCACTCGGTCACGAACGTTTGGATAATAATTACCTAGCTCGTCATTGCCAATAATGACCTTAATATCGTTAGTCTGATAGTCACCATTAAGCTCTTTTGGGTTTAGCTTCAAGATCACTCCCTTCAGTGCAACACTGGTTTCTGTGCCACTAATTGTTCCAGTTACTGGGTCGTAAACCTCAGATGCTGCAGCTTTGACATAGGTCATGTCCAAACCCCACTGCTTCAACAGCGTTGCCGGAATCTGACCAAAAACATCATCGATAAGTGCCATTTCAACCCCTCACCATACGAACTTGATAAGAGCCAGAACCTCCAAGGCAATAAGCACCAAGATAAGACTGCAGCCAAGGGTAAATGTCGAATACGTTATTGACAGTTCCAGTAGCTTGGCTAGAAGTGTTGTACTTGACTTTGAGGTCTCCGAGTTCGACTTCTTCGTATAACCCCGTATCGCCGGTATTCCCTGTAATCGAGTCCGTGTCATTTGCTAATGCACGCGCCAGTTCGTAAGTAGCGTACTTAATGTCTGCAGGAATAACACTGCAAGTTAACTCAACTCGATCAACGTGATAATTGTTGCGAGGCCAGCTCAAAGCTTGGTTTGAATCGCAACGATCACCATAAAAATTCAATGTATCGATCCAACGTGTCGCTGAGATCAACGCACGGTTTTTGTTGTCGTCTGTCTTGTTGTCCCACTGCGTTGAGCTTGGAACGGTTTCAAAATACGCGTCTGCCTCTGCCAACGTCACATAGCTGTTGGCTGTCTCGCTCTTGAGTGTGGCGTTGATCGTGGCAGCCATAAGGCAATAATAAGGTGGCCCCACCTAATGGTAGGGCCTTTGCTCTGATCAAGATCAGATGGTTGTGGTATCCAGCGGAGAGTTGACGGTCAACTGAACCATAGGGATCAGATCAACGTCATAAGTGGCGGCCCACTTGTTAGCGGTAGCCAGGTTGGCGTTGGTGGGATTGTCGCCAGCGTCAGACCACTTCGTACCCATCACGTGATAGGTGGAGTGGTAATCCACAGAAAGCACGTCTTGCTTCGAGAGGACGTTGCGATCAGCTTCAATCCGAAGATCTTGCTGAACACCTTCAAGGATGGTGCCGGCCTTAGTCAGGTAGCAGTAGAACTCCTTCTGGTGGCCAGATGTGCCAGGTGCAACAGTGTTAACTGCAGAGTCAACAACAACGCGCATACCGGCAAACTCACCAACTTCGCGAGCGCCAATGCCAACGCCACCGCCACCCCAGGTCACTGCGCCAGAAGCGGCAAGTGCTGAAGTAGAGAAGGTCAGCATTCCTACCTGATACAGGTAGTAAGCAACGGAAGGGTGAACAATCAGAGTGTCCAGCTCTTCACCACGCTCTCCAAGCTTGGAGCGGGCTTCTGCCACTGTTGCAGCAGTCAGGAAGTTGGCCTCAGCGCCACCAGAAGCAGCAGCTTTGCCTTTGTCCAGTGCGTTGGCAGAAAGTGCCGTGCCAAACAATCCAGCAAGCTGTGAGAACAGACGTGCGCTGTTCAGCTTGTTGATTGCATCAGCCAGCTGATTGCGGATGTGAAGCATTGGATCTTCACCAGCAGCCAATACTGCAACGTCATCTACGGCATACGCGAAACCGCGATGGCAGATAGTTGCAATTTGAGTGCCAGTACCGATCTTTTGTGGCGTCAGATAACCACCGGAACTGGTGCCCCATGTCGCTGTTCCGTCCAGAATTTCTTCTGTTGGAGATACAGGATTGAACTCGGGAACTTGAATCCGGGTGCCACCTTGACGTGCGTCAAGCAGTGAATTACGGACAACAGCGCCAGACTTGATAAACAAGCTGCGCTCTTTGATGGCCTCAGACACATAAGTGCTGAGATTATTCCTCTTGACGATGTCCGCTAGTAGGACACCGCCGGAATAATTCTGAAATGGAGCAGCCATTTCTTATTCAGGGATAATGTTTGCGGAGGTTCAAGTCACGGACTTGAGATGGTGTCCCACTGGGACTACTTACCGGCCTCTCTCCTGAGCACAGCTGCAAGATCAGGGTCGGAAGCATCCAAAGCCATTTGCTTTGTTAAGTTAATACTACCCTCTAGCCAAGGATTTGCGATGCCTGCAGCACCTGCAGTCCCTGTTGAAGGCTTAGCTCCCATCCCAGCTTGAGTGCTTGGCTTGAAGTGATGTTCAAAGCCAGAGCCAGGATTTTTTAGCTTGGCTAAATAAACACCTAGGTCTTGCTCAACGCCACCGTCAAGAACTTTGACGCTGCCATCTTCAGATTTCTTAAGACCGTTCTGCACTAATTGCAGCATCTGTTGAGCATTGATTGCTCCAGCCTGACTAATTGCAGACAAAGCAGACGTTTGCATCGCTGCAGTTTCGTTTGAAACCCGAAGCTCTTGCAATTGACGCTCTAGATCCGCAATTTGTTGTTGCTTATCTTGAGCGGTCTTGTTGGCTTCTTCCCAAAGGTCTTTCCATTGGCCTTGGTCTTCAAGCGTTTTTCTGCGTTGATCGTCTTGTTTTTTGTAAACATCATCAAGCTTGCCTTTGACGCCTTGGAACTTTTCCTCGGCTTCGTTGGCACGCAGTTTTAACGCTTGAATCTGTTGCTCATACGCTGAAACGTCTACAGCGGGAGTTGAAGTCGCAGTCTCAGCCACGGGCTGTTCAGAAGGCGCCACGGGCGTCTCCTGGATGACTTGTTCTTCCATTGTGAAAAGTAATTTACTCTTCTACTTTACTGCTTTTAGCTTTTTTAGTTTCTTTCTTTGCAGCAGGAGTTGATGATCCCTCTTTTTTGGGAGGGTTGATCTCTTCAAAACGAAGTCCCATGAGAATAAGAGCTGTTATACCCCTACTGTACCTCTATCGATTGGTCTTGCGCTTCAGCTGATGTAGGCAGGATTTCACCCTGTACCAACATGTCGCGGAACTCTTCGCGGTCAATAATGCTGTCCTGGAATAGTTGAGCCATCGCTGTAATGTCTTGGCCAATAAGACGCTGAAGGTCAAAGTCACGGCTAATCTTCACTTCAGGTGGCTCAATACCCAAGTAATTAGCAGCCAGGTTATAAGCCTTTTGCAACCCTGACTCCAGGTCCATAGAAACCATCGACAACATTGAATTTGTGTCGATACGGTCTAATCGTCGTGCGTCAGCTGATTCAGCTACAAACTTTTGTTGGCTAAGCGTGCTGATGCCCAACGTCGCCATTTGTTGCTGTAACTCTTGGATCTCCGCAGATTGCGCTTCAAAAGCACTAGCGGCAGGCTCCACGTAATAGACCTTGTTTCCCGGCTGCGTTGCCATCGCATAATTCACACCTACCGCCATATCCTTAGTCTGATCGTCCCAACCCTCAAGCACCAACATCGGTTGTGATGCGATATGCAAGCTATGAATCAAGTCAGCTTGACGCTGGAAGTGGGCAAGATTGAGATGAGCAATGTCCAATAATGGTGGGCGACTTGTCATCGTGTCCGTCTTGTTCGCATATATGGTGACCAGGGGGACTTGATCAAGTGAATACGGTCCAGATTCAACAAGCTCAAACTCCGTCGTAGCGTCTGATTGGTCAAACGAAGAGGGGTATGGGAAATTCCCTTGCATCGATTTCTTTTGCTCTTCTTGCCGATAGACGCGATAACGACCTGGCTCAATGACACGAATTTGGTCATAAACTTTTTCTCCGAACTCACCATCAGGGACAACAGCCTTCTCGCCAATACGCACTTGCGTCAGGTTGCCGTAATTCGATTCACGATCCAAACGCCAGCCATACACTTTGGTTGGATCAACCTCAATCCAATATGGACGACGGTTTAATGCACGCTCTTCTGCAAGACTTCGGGCTTCTGTTGGAGCGGGAAAGTCAACCAACGTATGGCAATGGCCATAAGTCAGCGAACAGATCACCAGACGACGTGCATACTCATCCAGATCTGAACCGCAGCCATCAACATCTTTGTTAAAAACTTCTGTCCAATATGGATCGCCAACAATATTGATTGGCTTACGCAGGATCAAACCTGCTGCCGCTCGAATCAAGCGTTGGGTATATGGCGTAAATACAGCACGATTTACACGCGCTAGGTATGCGGAATAGTCTTCGCGGGGCTCTAATGGAAGGAATGCTTCGCTGTTATCACGTAAATACTCAGTGCCGGAAACCACGGCTTTCATGATTTCCCAGCCTTTCATCTGGTCAATCACTGCCCGTGTTCGGACAAATGGACTGTCAACACTCCCCATATAGGAGCTGCTGACCAAATGGGTCCGAACGAGCCCTGGAACGGAGTAAGTCATGTCATTATTTTAACCGCTGATTAGTTGTTGCAACCCCATCTCCTTCGAGCGGCTTTACCTCTTTCGCCAGTCCAACTCTTGCTGCGGGCACAAAAAGATTTCTTGCGTGCTGCTTCTTTTTTGGTTTTAGGCTTGCCCGTGACAGGTGCTTTTAAATTTGAACCGGTCTCTTTATTATATTTAGCCCTGCCTTTTGCAGTCAGGCCAGCACCTTTACTTGCTGGAAGTTTTTCGCCCCGGCCAACGCTAAGGTTTGGCCCTTTTTTGCGTTTTTTCTTTTCAGCCATTACTTCTTCTTTTTGGGTGGCTTTTTAGCTGTCTTAGCAGCTTTTTTGAAGTCTTTTGCGGTTGGTGCGCCAGGATCACCCGCTTTCTTCATCTTTTCGCCAGATCCAGCCGCAATTCGCTTCTTTTTAGCTGCAATATTGGCGTACAGCCCTTTTTTCTTCTTCGCAGGACGCCCCTTTTTACTTCCGTAAGTTCCGCGACCTTGGGGCATGACGAGGCTTAGCTTTGGTCTAGTCTAG